TATTTCCGTTAACTTCAATAATCATAGTTTCTATTGCATATGAATTTGAATTGTTGACTGGGTTTTCGTTTTTCTTATCCAACTCAACTTTCTTTTCGATATCATCAATATCACCACATGTCAATAGTTTAAATTTGATGTTTGATTTTGACAAAGGCATCGTAAAATCAAACAATCCCTCTAAATCTGGTTCAGCACCAAGAGGTTTATATTTCAAATCATTTAGATTTACTTCTGCATCAAAAGGTTGGTCATTTTCATCAAAAATAGTTACTGGGTACATCTCACCATAACCAGTGGCTCTAAGCCATAACATAATTGCATTTCTATCACCAACATGTAAGTCCTTGTATCTGATTTCTGGTTCCAATACTTTTCTATTTATAAGTATTTCCAAAAATTCACCACTTTGTATCAAGTTAGGACTAGTCAAAATGTTTTCATCAGCTGTTGTCATATATGAAACCTTTACATTTGACTTTTTACCTCTGTATAATTTACCTTCAGAAGGTAAAGGAATAACATCAAAAGGTGAATTATAATTAGGCTGACTTAATTCCAATATATAGGAGTTTACATTTGATGGAACTTGACCATAATTTTGTGGTTGCATAATAGGTTGTTTAGCGGGTGTGTTTGAAACATTTTTAACCTCTTCTTTAACTGGTTGAGATTTGTTGTATGCTTCGTTATATTGATTTTGATAATTTTGTGTTTGAGAAGCATTATTCGCCAAATGTTGGTCTCTAATACGCATTTGCTCTTCAGCTTTTTTTCTTATTTCTAAAATTTCTTGTTCATTTCTAGTTAGAGCTCTTGGTGTTTCTTGTTCGGCTAACTCTGGATGTTTAACAACACCTACTTCAGAACGCATATTTAATTGTTCTTCCGTTCTTCTTCTCATCATTTCAACAGCTATTGCATGTGATTCTGGTGTATCATTAGGTGCTGCCGCATTTGTGTAAATTTCGTTCATCACTACTGGTTTTTCCTTTTCATAAGCTTCCAGTTTTGCTTTTTCTTCAGCGTAAGAATTCATTTGTTCCTTTGAGGGAAAGACATTTGGTTTTTTTTCCATGTAAAAACTTTTTGTTTTTGTTATAACTTTAAAATAAATATACCAAATCGAATTTTTTTGTAAATACCATAAAAAAAACCACTCGTGTGAGTGGTTTTTATATTAGTTTGTAGAAAGTTCTTTAAGTATTCTTAAATTTTCCTGTATACGTTTAAGTCTTTTTAATTGGTTACCTCTATTTCTCTTAGGTTTACCATCTTTTCTAGCCTTTGCCATAGTATTTTGGTTTAAGTTTGTTATTTACCATAAATATCACAAACCTAATTCTTCTTTTAAAATTTTAATCACTTGGTCTTTATTTGTTTTTATATCAGTCTCCCAAAATCTTAAAAGCTTAAAACCTTTTTCTTTAGCCAACAGATTCTTTTTATAATCGTTACCAATTGTTTTTAATTGTATATCGTAAATAGGTATTTTATGTTTTGTATTTGGATTACAATGGTGAAAATCCCCATCAACTTCAATTAATGTGTTCACATTAAATAAGAAAAAATCATAAATAGAAGTACTTATTTGGTGTTGATATTTAAAATGAATTCCTTCAACTAAACCAAAATTTTCTAAAATGTTTTGAAAAGAAATTTCTAATTTTGTTTTAGGATTTTTATAATTATTTTTAATCAATCTGTCAATAAGTCTGTTAGATTGTTTTTCTCGTTCACCTTCTTTAGACCATCTAATATTAGCGGTTTCTTTTAGTTTACGTTTATGTTCTTCACTTTTAGGTATTCCCGTTAATTTTTTTGAAATATTTTTACCTCGATTTGGATTTGATATAACCTTATTTATATTATCCCTAACCCTATCATCATCAACAGTAAGACCCTTATTCCAAATGGTTAATTCACCACTAGAATGCATCTTCTTTTGGGTTTCATGTGATTTTTGTATAGCCTCTTTGTTATGACCCCAATTGTTATTAATCCTAGCAGCGTGACCACGTATATAATCTCTAAATCCAGCATCAACACCAATATATTTTGGTTTTTCATCACACCCACACTTACATTTAGGTTCAACACCACCCAAAACATAATCAATATATGTTTGTTCAGCGTTTATACCATGTTTTTGACTTCTATGTCTTCTTAATGAGTCTAATGATTCAAATTCTAAATTACATTCTTTACAAATTACCATAAACTAAAAATTCTTCTAATATATCTGTTATTTATACAAATATACTAAAAGAATTTTATAAGTCAAGCTTTTGATAAAGCTATTTTAAATACTTTTATAGATAATTGATTTCCAATATAATAAAAATCAAAAAAGAAGTATAGCTCTGTCAAAACGAAGAGTAGCTGTAATTTCAGCGATACCATCGTCATCCATTGATAAGTCACCAAAACCTACGTTTGTAAGCATAGTTCCATCCAATAACCATTTTTCAACAACTACACCAGTCGGGTCAAGCATCTCAAGTTCAACTGGACGCTTATAACCAGCAGCGTAACCTTGACGACCAGTGATAGATTCAGAATGCAAACGAACCCATTCCATAATAGCTTGTGAAGCTGAAGGACCAATAGGGTCACGGAAAGTAACGTCAATCGCTTCCCATGTAAAACGACCAATTACCCATGTAGAAGTGTTAAGAAAAGGGATTTCAACTTCGTTTTGTGTGATTGATGGTCTAGAAGCAGAAGCTAACCACCATTGTTGAATACCTAAGTCAGCGGGAAATGTTATCAACCAACGATTCTTTTTCTTAGGCTCGTATGGTAAAGGCATTTTCATTAATAAATCAGCCATGTTCTTTTTGTTTTTAAGTTTTTGTCTTTATTTGATAATAAATATCTGGATATCCGATTTTTAACATCAAAATCTTTATCTTATCTATAAATACATGTATTTTAAAAAAAATCACACTAATGTTTGGTTTTAAATGTATTTATTATTACCTTCGTTAAAATAAACAAATGAAATACATCTTTATAATATTTTTAAGTTTTTTATCATCCTTGGCTTTTGGGCAAGATATAGAGTTCATGCATTATTTGAATGTATATCGTAAACATCATGAAAAAAAGACATTTACATGGTCACATAGTTTAGGTAAAATTGCTAGCGACCAAAATTTTAAGAACGAATTACATGATAGTTTATCACACTCACACTTGTCTTCTGAAATAGCAACCATGGGTACATGTTTACCTGCATGCAAATCAACAAAAGACGATTTTATTGCTTTTTTGAAATCAGAGTTTGGCTTAGAATACAAAGAACCTAAAACCAACAACGAAGTTGCTAGACTAGTTAAGATATATGCAATATACATGTTTGATAAGTCACCACAACATAAGAAAATTTTGCTAGGTAATTATGATAAAGTTGGTTATCACTTCATCATAAAAGATATAAACTACGTTTCTAACACCGTTACGATAGGTGGTAAGACAATTGAACTAAAAAAATTCATGAGTTACTACGAAGTTAAGTTTTTTTTCGTGGTTAACCTTCAAAAGTAGAACATTGATAAACGCCAATGTTAGGACTTGCTTTTGTTTTACATTTTATTTTGCTTTTTGCAAAATGAGGCCCACCGTTTAACTTAACAACTTTACCAGTATCTTTAGTGGTCACAACTTTAACCAGTTCAAAACGATAATTTTTTACAATTTCTTCTGGTTTAGGTTTTTCATCTGGTACTTTTTGTTCAAATTCAGCAACCAACTTTATTTTCACATATCTAAACTCGGATGTTTTGTTTCTAAGTTGTTTTAAGTCTTCTTCACTCTTTCTAACCACGTTAAAATCTTGTGTAGAAGCCACATCTAAACCATTATTTGGTATTTCTCTATGACTTATACTGATATCCCCATCAAATCCGCTTATTAAATCAGAAACAGCTTTTGTTCTAAGAGATGCCAAGGTAATGTTGCCAGTTTTATCGGTTTCATTTCTAAATTTAGGTACTGATTCAGCATCTGTAGAAGACTCAATATATGCTGATAAAACTTTACCACCTTGAGCTTGTATTTCTTTTAACATTGCATCAATAAGATTCCTACCGTTATCATTTAAATTAAAATCACCAGTCATAAACAAATTATCGTTCCCAAGCTCAACCTCAATAGTATCTTTTATGATAACAATTGAGTTAACCGATGTGCCTTTTATTGTATCTGTTGACATTTCAGATTTTTTTAAAGCATATCCTTGACCCAAAGCCCTATCCAACGCAACCAAATTTGTTACAACCTTATCGGTGACCTTATATTTGATATCATTATCAGTAGCTATTTCATTGTAAGACTTAGCAATCTTTTCAGCATTTTGTGCTAATTTAAGCTCTGGGTTTTGCATACCTTTTTCACCAAAAATCTTAGCCAATTCTTTGGTTTTGTTTTCATCTTCCAAAGTTGTTTTGATTTGAGCCATGGTGCTGTCATTTTTTAAAGCATTGTCAGCAATAGCTTTGTTTTGCGCAGTTAAACTCACACCCATAAGCATAGCCACACCCAATAAGACCTCTTTTAAACCCTCTTCTAATAATTCTGGTTGTTGGATATCAGATTCATTAATAATAACGTCAGAAGCCGCCAAACGAGCTTTCTTTTCATTCAAAAGAATCTTATTGTATTGTTCTGACGTTATCTTAATTTTTTTCATATTAGCTAAACATAATTTTTTTAATTCTGTCAAGTTCTTTATTCAAAGATTCATTGACAGGTTGTTGAGGTGCAGCTTGTTGAGGTGCAGCTTGTTTTTGTTGTGGTTTTTGAGTTTTTTGCTTATGCAAGTATTGGAACATTGACATAGCAGTTTGTAAAAACTTAACCAAATTGTTCTTCAAAGTTGTTTTACTTTGTGCGTCTTTTTGGAATGACTTATTAGGTTCAGCTGAATTGTAAGCTGGAGCTTCTTCCAATTTGTTTATATTACCGCCACCCAAGGTAGACATCTTATCAACCATATTTGTACCAAACTTATAATCATTAGAGTATACGTTGTTTAGAATTTCTTTCATCATACCTAGCAACGAATTAACTTCTTGTGGGTTTGATGGATTTACAGCAAATATTGTGTTGAAGTCTGTCATCATAATAGGATTGGTCTGAAGTTGTTTTAAAAATCCATTTAAAACTTTATCTTCAGTTTCAGCACCCATTTTCTTAAGTACGTTTCTAAGATATTCTACTCTAGTGATAAGGTTTTCAAAGTTTTTAACTTTTTCAAACGGCATGTATTTAGACAAATATTGCAATACGTTTTTATCGGTTATGTATTTACCTTCATTTAAAGCGTCTTCGTTTTCTCTAACATTACCTTGGTTGGTAAAGAATCTTTCACGACCAGTTTGCGTTTCACCACCTTTTTGCGCAGCTCTTTTACCACCTTTCATGATTTGTCCACCTTGATAGAATCTATCACCAGCGTTTGTTTGATTTGACGTATCATATTTACCAGAACCCATTGTGTTTTTGTTATTCACGATGAATTGGAAAAGATTCTTTAAACTATTGTATAGATTGTCTTGAGAACCACCAGTAGTTTTTTCATCTTTTGGTTCAATAAGACCTATACCACCTTCAATATTACGTATTGATTGATACAAAGCACTTAGAGTTGCCGCTCTGGATGATTTTTGACCTTTCATTCTAAACAATTTAACCAAAGCACCAGTTGTTAGCAAACCTATACCCAAACCAGCTACGATTGGTCCCAAGCCAGCCAAGGTACCTGCCAATGCTGTACCAGAACCCTTAACAAGTGTTTTTGTTACTTTCTTGAAAAGCATGGTTGCGAAAAAACTAGCAGCTTTTGAGATACCAAAAAGGTTTCCCCCACCTTTCATATCACCAAACGTTTGGTCAGCTTTATTAAATAAGTCACCAACACTAGCATTTGGGTTTGAATTTATAAGTTCTTGTAACTTTTGTACTTGACCCATTGAATCACCAGCACCGTTGCCATCAAACATATGACTAACGTTTTCAGCACCGTACTTGTCAATAAATGCTTGAATATCAGCACCAGTTCTTACATCTTTTCCCATAATTTCGCTTGCCCAATTGACAAACCCTTCTGAATCTGGTTTTCCACCACTAACACTATCAATAATTTCTTTTGTATTTGTAATAGTTTTATCGGCACCCAACAAAGATTCTATCCATGTTTTAAACCAATCAGTCTGAGCCATCCAACCCAAAGCACCCAATGAAGCACCAACACCAGCCAATACTAGCGGCAATTTATTTGATTTTAAAGTATCCATTCTTGTACTTTTAAAATCTTCACCACCAGTTCTCTTAGCTTGTAATTGTTGTCTTACATCACCAGCATCCAATGGGTCTTCTTCGTTTAACCCAAACACTTCATCAATAGTATCCATTTGCTTATCTGACAAAGAATATTCTTCATTTATCAAATCACTATTGCTATCCTCATTTTCGTTTGCACCAGTATATATCCCTGTCAAATCAACATCCAAAAATTTGTTTACATACTCTCTTAAATCATTGATAATACCGTTGGCAGCATCAATAGGCATATAACCATTTTCTTTAGGGTTTTTCTTTGTCGCTTCAACTACTGAATCATAAACAGCAGCTATTGCAAGTACAGTAGATAAAAATTGTTGAGGGTCTTCGTTGTTTGGAAATTCTGGATTTGTTTCTTTAATTTTATCATCCAAATCTTTAATCATTTCATTACCTTCTTTTTCAATAATACTTGCAATCTTAGCAGCATATTCTTGGTCTACTTTACCCTTACCACGAATTTTACCACCAGCTTTATATCTACCTAATTTAGATATTGCATATTTTATTTTACTCCAGAACCCTTCATCTAATCTACCTTCAGATTCCATCTTGGTTAACATTTCAACAGTTTCTTTAAGAGTTTCGTTGACAATAGCTTCATGTTGTCGCTCTGTTAATTTTAGCTTTTTGTTCATTTTTAATTGTTTTAATATAAATATCGCAAATCACTACAAAAAGTAAAAAAGCCCCTATGAAGGGGCCTTTTTATTGTATTTTATTGTGCATTAAATGTTATTGAATGATGCACCAGTGTTCATAATAACGAATTCAATTTGGATGAATTCAAGACTTCTTGTTGGTTTCAAGAAGATTTGACCATTTAATTCATTTCTGTCTATGGATTCTGGGTCGCTTGAAAGAACAACACGGAAGTCAGTCAAACCTCTTTCACTTCTGATGTTATCCAAGATTGGATTAACAAGTGCTAAGAATTGGTTTCTAACAACTGCGTCATTTTGTTCGAACAACAATCTGATAGATACAGCAGAGATAAGTTTACGAGCTTGCAACAACAATCTTCTAACGTTGATTCTGTTAAGAGCAGTTTCTTTAACTTGAAGAGTTTTGTTACCCCAAATTTTGATACCATCTGATGTAAATGTAGCAATTGGGTTGATTCTGTTTTCGTAAAGTGTGTCTCTTTCAGAAAGAGTA